AATCCAATTCACTTGGATTACAATCATACTTACGAGCAAAGTTTCCAAGTCCTTTATAACGATTAAGTGTAGTCCATTGTATCAAACCATAACCTCCACTATAACATCGTTCATAAGGAACACGAGCACCTCCTTCACAAATGTTTGAATTGAAGTTTGATTCTGATTTGATATTACCCATGATTGTTGCCAGGGCATTACGATCATCAATCGGTGTATACTCTTGAAGTTTTGCAAGAACATACTGTTCATTGGGAGAACAATCGGGACAAGTCCATTCCTTATCAACCTCAACAATTTCTATGGGTTCCTGAACTGGTACTTCCTCTTCTACCACTACTGGTTCACCAGTGACTTCTGCAAGATGTTGGTCAAGTGTTTTTGCAGCGACACATGCACTACCAAGTAATGTTGCTGAAATAGTAATACCAGTAAGAAATTTTCTAGTCATTGAAATAATTGTAAATTCAAGTAAAGTTTATTTATTGTAATAATCCTTTCGGTAGTACCGCCCAAGGATGTTTGAATTGTAGTATAGGGGTGTCTCATCTGTCAACCGCTGAGACAGAACCTCGTTCAGAAACAACTGACGGGTCTCCTCAAAGTTAGTTTGACCCTTGGTATCGTGTAAAGAAAGTATCTCTCTAGAGAATTTATTCTTACCAAAAAGGTTCACATCCTCTTTTAATTCGGGACATGAACCATAGTATTTTTTCCAATCAGATTCTTGTTTTACCTTACGCTTCTTTCCTTTAGGGGTTCTAAAGGACCAAAAATACTTTCTCCCAATGTATTGTCGTTTGTTTGACTTATTGGTAATGAGATAAACAAAGCCAAAGTTATCCCCAATAAGATCGCCGGTAAAGGGTTCACCTTTAAACAACCAGGGGTTCTCGTAGTCACACACTCACTTTTCTTCATAGTCCTGAAATATGTAGTCATCGAGTTTTTTGGCTTTTATTTTCTTGTAGTATTTGATCAGTTTTTGAAGTTCATCAGAGTTGGAATCCTGAGAAGGTATCTTTTTTGACATCTTGTTTGATACCTCCAACAACATAACTCTCAACCTCTGTCTCTTGTGGAGCAACTTGGAGACCTTTAGAAGAGATCCAATGTTGTGTCCAAGGAAGAGGATTGTTTTTGGCAGCAACATCATAGACAGGCTTGAGACCAATGGCCTTCATTCTACGATTGGCAACCCACTCAACATACTTCTTGAGTAGAGCATCATTAAGACCAATCATAGAACCATCTCTGAACAGATGGTCTGCCCAACGTTTCTCTTCGTTCACAGCCTTATCAAACATTGCATACAACCACTCCTCTTCTTCCTTCATGATCTGCTTCATCTCAGGATCATCACCTGCCTTCCACTTGTTCAGAATGTTCTGGGTGATTGCAAGGTGTTGGTTCTCATCTCTGGCGATGAGGGAAATAATTTTTGCACTTCCCTCCATAAGTTTGAGTTCTCCAAATGCAAAACTGCAAGCAAAAGAAACATAAAAGCGGATACCCTCAAGAATGTTAACATTCGCAACTGCTCTATAGAGTTTACGCTTTACATCTTTGATACTATCTCTAGAGACATATGTGTCCCTAAAATCATTTGACCATAGTTCACCATTACCCCAAGATTGAGCACTGTTGATAAACGAATCATAAGATTCAGTTACACTCTTTGCTCTCTCCAAAATTCTAGGATCTGTAATAATATGATCAAAGATATCACTAGGGTCTGCATAGATATTCTTGATGATATATGTGTATGAACGACTATGGATCATTTCCATGAATCCCCAGACCTCCATACATGCTTCTAGTTCGGGTAGAGAACAGTAAGGAATGAATGCCATACCAGGACCACGACCCTGAATAGAATCCAACATGATCTGATACTTCAGGTTAGAAGTATAGATATGCTTCTGTTCTGGTCTCAATGTATGATAATCTGCCCTGTCCTTCTGTAGAGATACTTCTTCAGGTCTCCAGAAGTACCCCAACTGTTGTGTTGTAAGTTTATCAAAAACAGGATACTTATACGAATCATATCTCTGAACCCCTAAGGGCTTACCAAAAAACATTGGTTGTTTCTTGGAGTCATGAACTTCAGTATTAAATACTGTCATTCCCTTCACTGCACTCACGGTATTATTAGTACCCACTGGTGAAACTTTAAACTGCGCAGGATTCACACTCTCCCTCCTCTACTGATTCTAGTTCGGTTAATAGATTATTAAGTTCAGACTTCTCTTCAACCACCTCATCCGTTTTAATGTCGTAGGTATTTTGGTAGTAAGAAGTCTTCCATCCATACTTATATGTAGTCAGAAGGTCATTTGCCATCTGCGAAACAGGGACTTCATTGTCAGGATAGTTCTCTGGATTGTAACTCCAGTTACCAGAAATTGCTTGGTCGAAGAACTTCTGCATCACAGCAACAACATTAATGTATCCTGTATTATTTTTCATCTCCCACAGAAGTGTGTAGTTATTTTTCAATGTCTGATAGGAGGGAACAATCTGTTTAAGAGGCCCTTTCTTGGACTTCTTAATGGACAGGTAGTCTCTAGGTGGTTCAATTCCATTAGTTGCGTTTGACACAACGGAACTGCTCTCTGAAGGCATCTGTGCGGACAGTGTTGAGTGCCTAAGACCGTAGGTGTTGATAGATGCCCGAAGACCCTCCCAATCATGTTCTAACTCCTGGTTACTAATTTCGTCAACTTCTTTTTTATATGTATCAATTGGAAGAATGCCATCGGCATACTTAGTCCTACCAAAGTATTCACAGTGTCCTTTCTCTTGGGCAATCCGATTCGAAGATTTCAGTAGGTAATACTGGAAAGATTCTGACAATCCGTGGACTGCATCCCATGCCTCTTGTGAGTTGTAATCATACCCCAGTTTAGCCAGGTAATGGGCCAGACCGATAAATCCTACCCCTAGTGACCTACGGGCCTTTGTGGTTACTTCTGCGGCCCTTACAGGATAGTCCTGATAGTCGATCAGTTCCTCTAGACCACGGACAGAAAGATCACAAAGATCTTCTAGTTCTTCATCAGATTTAATCTTACCTACATTGATTGCAGAAAGAATACACAATGCAATCTCACCAGGCATACTCTCATCAATGTGATTGATAGGATCTGTGGGGAGTGTAATCTCTTGACACAGGTTACTCATGTTCACCTTGTCTTTGAAAGAAGAGTGACTATTACAGTGGTCGATATTCATAATGTAGATACGACCAGTCTCTGCTCTCTCTTTCAGAAGATCTAGAAAGAGTTCTTGTGCTCCGATAGTCTTTCTTGGAATAGACTCATCTCGTTCAAACCCCACATATAAATCATCGAACCTGTCAGTACCAAAGGAATCATACAAGCCCGGTACGTCATTCGGTGAGAACAAGCTAATTTCTCCATCCGTAATGAAACGTTCGTAGAAAATCTTTGAAAGTTGGATTGAGTAGTCAAGTTTCCTCACTCGGTTGTCTTCTGTACCCTTGTTGTTCTTAAGAACTAGGATGTCTTCGATTTCGATGTGCCAGATAGGAAAGTGAACTGTAGCAGAACCACCTCGGATACCGTTTTGTGTGCAACATCTGACAGTGCTTTCAAACTTTTTAAGGAAGGGGACAACGCCTGTGTGTTGTACCTCGCCACCTCTAATCTTAGAATTGATGCCACGAATTCTGCCTGCGTTAATACCAATACCAGCCCTTTGTGCGACGTATTTACCAATAGCCATATCACTGCTAAAGATACTATCGAGGGTGTCATCAACATCAACGAGAACACAAGATGCAAATTGACGGAGTGGTGTCCGAACTCCTGCCATGATCGGCGTTGGGATGTTGATTCTGTGTTTGGAGATTGCGTCGTAGTATCGTTTGACATATGATAGTCTTGTTTCCTTAGGGTAATCACGGAAGATTGTCAATGCAATCATAATGTACATGAACTGAGGGGTCTCATAGACCTCACCCGTGCTCCTATCCTGTACTAGGTATTTATCTACAACCTGTCGTAATCCGGCATAGGTGAACATGAAATCACGTTCATGATCAATAAAAGATTCTACCTTCAGAATATCCTCAAGAGAATACTTAACGAAAATATCCTTATCATAGATGTTATCATATGCAAGTTTGGTGATATGATCTGTCAGGTTTGGCAGTTCATGCATCTTACCAAACAATCTTTTCCTCAACGAGAACAG